GGAGCATATGAAGAAGAGTCTTCGTATTATTAGTGAGGCTGCTGATGAGGGTGATTGGAAGCCTGCGGCGTGGCAGTTGGAGCGTTCTTTCGGGTTTGTGAAGAATGAGACGGTTGAGGTCGAAGCTGGTCCGCAGATTATGTCGTTAATGCAGTTGGCTCAGATTCCTATGGAGCAGGCCCAGGCGACGTTGCAGGTTGAGGGCGAAGTTGTTGTCGAGTCGGATGATGCGGCTTGATCCAATGATCCAACCCCTTAGTGTGTGGATTGGTGGATCATGATGAGTGACGAGTCTCTTAGTGTAGAAACCGCTCGTCTTCGAGCGAAGATGGCTGACCCGGTGTGGAAAGCTAAGAATCTGTTTGGCTTTGATCCGTGGAGTAAGCAGCAAGAGATCCTGAAGGCGTTGCGTAAGAATAAGCGCGTCGCTGTTCGGTCTTGTCATGGTGTTGGTAAAACGGCTGTGGCTGCTACTGCTGTTTTGGATTTTATGACGGAAGGGCCGTGTCGTGTTATTACAACTGCGCCTACCTGGTCGCAGGTTGAGCAGCTTTTGTGGCGCGAGATTAGTGTGCGGCACTCTAAGATTCCTGGTGGTAAGGATGCTTTTGGCAAGATGTTCAAGTCGAGCCTTGAGGTCCGGTCGGATTGGTTCGCGATGGGCCTCTCGACGGATAAGCCAGAGCGTTTTCAGGGTCATCACGCGCCACGAATGATGCTTGTCGTTGATGAGGCTAGCGGTATTGACGAGGCTATCTACGAAGCTTCGGAAGGTTTCCTTACTGCTGACGAGGCTCGCGTGCTGCTGATTGGCAACCCGACTAGGCCAGCCGGAACGTTCTACAAAGCCTTTCAGAAGGATTCTGGTTGGTACCCGGTTCACATGAGCGCGTTTGATGCGCCGTGTTTTACGGGCGAACGAGTGTCTAAAGAGGCCGAGCGTGCTCTTATTACTCAAGAATGGGTGCAGGACGCGAAGCAGCAGTGGGGCGAGGACTCTGCGGCTTATAAGATTCGCGTATTGGGCGAGTTTTCTGAAACAACGGGCCGCCAATACTTCCAATTTTTAGATAAAATCGCGCCCACGGAGCCTAAGAAGCGTGGTTTTGTGCGGGGAATGCCGGTTCCTGGTGGCAGGGTAGAGTTTTATGACGACCACAAGGGCGGGATGCGCATGTGGGAGCTGCCAAAGACGAGCGTTGGGTACCTTATTTTTGCTGATGTGGCTGGATCAGTGTCGTTTGACGAGTATGAGCGTCGCGAATCACGCATTGGAGTAGGTGCAGGGTCGGATTATTCTGTAGCACAAGTTCTACGCCAAGATAATGGCGAACAAGTAGCGGAAATTCGTTATCGCGCTGATGTTGACGAGTTCGCCGACGACCTGGCGCGCCTGGGACGCTTGTATAACGATGCGATCATCGCGGTAGAGCGCAACGGGCCGGGGACGGCGGTACTTACCCAGCTGAAAAACACTATGGGGTATCCGCGTATCTGGCGACCACGCAATCCTATCGGCGTAAAGACGCATCTTGACCAGACGCTTGGTTGGAATACGACCAGTGCGACTCGGCCCATGATGCTGAGCGCGCTTCAAGCTGCCATTCGTGATGAGCCGCACCGCATTAAGAGCGAAGCGCTTATTGATGAGATCCGTACGTTTGTGTTTCGGGATCGGAATGGCAGAGAGCCGCGCCCAGAGGCGGACGAAGGTTGCCACGACGATCTTGTGATGGCTATGGGTGGTGCGCAAGCTGTGTGGCAGCAAGAATGTACGACTCCTATTCGCCTTGCTGAGCGTAAGAAGCCCGAGCCGCAGGCTAATCTTCAAAAACGCGCGCCACGATTTGTAATTGGTCGCGGCTGATTACAAGTTGCGGCTTGTATTTTTTGCGCTAATTACAAGATGCGACTTGTTGGGGCGGCTAGGAGAATCCGCGAGTGAGCAGGATGGGTTGGTATCTCCTAGCCGCTCGCGCACCGTAGCATGTATGATTCTCGCATGAGTGCAAAGTACGAGAAACTTGTGAAGTCGCTAAGGGCAAAGGGCGCTGATGATCCTCGCGCGCTTGCGGCTAGCATTGGTCGTAAGAAGCTTGGTAAGGCAGAGTTTCAACGTCGCGCCGCTGCCGGTCGAGCCGCAGCAGACTGAGTAAGGTACACTTTTCCCATGCCGAACTTTCAAAAAGACCCCAATAATCCTAAAGCAGACTTTTTTAACACTGCTATTGGTGGAGCGCCAAAGAGTCCAGGCGGCAATAAGATGCCTAAGATGAGCAAGCTTGCTTACAAGCTCAAGTCTAAGGCTATGGAAAAGAAATAGTTTTTAATGGACGCGCTTGACAAGCTCAAGAAGAAGAACGCCCCACAGGTAAGCATTGCGCTAATGCGCATGAAGCCCATGTCGCGCAAAGAAGCAGTGACGGACTCCATGTCGTATCGCGACGACGAAGGCAACATGGAAGAAAACAAGGAAATGATGGAAGATAAGGAAATGGTGGAAGACAAGGAAGAGTACGGTTCCGAGTCTTGCCCGAAGTGTGCTGAGTATCAGATGCTCATCGGCGAAGCGCTCGCTATGTACATGCGAAACAAGGACAAGGAGGAAGCATCAGACTCCGAGGTGGAGTAGGTGCTACACTAATTCTTATGAGCGTACCTCCGAACATGATGGGCGCAGGCCCGATGATTCCGCCGCCTCCGATGGGCGCACCGATGGGAGCGCCTATGGGCGCGCCGATGGCACCAGGAGCGCCGGTTCCCCCGGCTGTTGCTGCTCTTCCGGGTATGGCTGAGCTTGCTCAGGCGCAGACGATGCAGATGGCGGATCAGCAGCGCCAGATGCAGATGATGCAGGAAGAGATGCAGAAGCAGATCATGATGCTTATTTCGTCGCTTCCTACGCCGAATCCGGCTGGTGAGGCTGCTGTGTCTACGCCGATGACTCCGATGATGAGTGGCGCTGGTGCTGGCATGGGTGATTCTGCCGCTCCTGGCGCTGCTGACCTGGGAATGGAAGGTGGCTACTAATGGCTTGGACTGACCCCCTTCGGTATCCTAATCTTAGTGAACAGACTGATAACGAGTCGTTTCTTAACACGAACGTTATCGACAACCTTGTGTATCTGAAGGAAAACAGTGGTGGTGGAAGCGATGTTGTATTTGCAGCCACATCAGATCAGAACAATCTGTTTTCATCGGCTCCAACACTTAGCAGTTGGACAGATCTTGTAACAACTGGCGCAACCCGTAGCGGAACAAATATTACGCTTACTGAGACAGGTATCTACGAAATCTTTTTTACTGCCAGAATTACCAACACATCCAGTGGACTGACAAACGTTTACATCAACAACGTTGCGAACTCTCGTCGGTACGCTGATTTCGATGAAACATTTAATGGTGCAAAAACCGTAAATCTTCATTTTACTGGCTCCCTGCCTGCTGCAACAGCAATCAATATCAAAGCATCGTCTGCCGTAACCGGACTGTGGGTAACGTACGGTAGTTACGATCCGCATTGTATTGTGATTCGGAAGATTGGATAATTAGATGCCTATCAACAATTTTCAGAGTCGAGACGCGGCGCTTCCGTCTTACACTCGCGCCGTTACGATTACGCCAAATAATTCTACTGATCTTGTTGAGACGACGCGCGCAATTATTGTTGACCACGCCACGCTTCAGCACGCAATGGTCAGCGTTATCCTTTCAGGTGACACCGCTGCCGTGACAATTCCTATTCGTACTGGCGTTATTACGCCTATCCGCGCTACTCGGATTCGTGTTACTGGTACTGACGCTAGTACTGTTGTTGCTCTCTACTGATAGACTCTAAGAATGCCTTACGTTGTACCAACAACAGTCGTAGCAGCATCCAGAGGATTCGCAACAGACTACAACGTCATCGTTAATGATGTCATTGACCATGAGACACGCATTGTTGCAGTAGAAACCATTGCTGCTGCGGTGCCGTACGCGAATCTCGCTTCTGACGTAAAGAACTTTACAATCAGCACGCCAACGTTCACAACGAACGTGTACACGCCAGTCCTAACGGACGCAGACAACAAGCTCCTTCTCCTTACAAACGGAGCAACCGCAGGCTCGCTCACCATTCCGCTTAACTCAAGCGTCGCGTTTGCCATTGGGTGCCAACTAAACCTAGTCCAGACCGGCACGGGACAGATCACCGTTAATCGAGCAACAACCGGCGTAACAATCAACGGCTCCACAACTGTGAACTACGTGTTTGCCCAGCAATACTCAATGATTAGCCTCGTAAAGACCACTGCTGACAATTGGGTGCTAACTGGCGACTTTATCTAATGCCATACACTGCCCCGACAACGGTAACTCCAGGCGTACCTATTGCGTCTGCGCTTCATAACCTGCTTGGCACGGACATCGTTGACCACGAATCGCGCATCGGCACAGTAACAACAACAATGAGTAGTGTTCCGTACGCAAACCTAGCGTCTAGTGCAAAGAATTACACGATTGTTAATTATGCGGACGCTCGCGACGTTGTAAGTTCTGATGCTAACAATAAGATCCTTGTTAGCGGAGCAATGCCTTGTGCGATTTATGGTGCTAGCGATGTGCTTGTCGAAGGGCAGACCGTTAATCTTTTTCGTGGCGGAACCGGATTCTTTTCTGTGAGCGCACCTTATTTTGGGACTTCAATTAATGGAACAGGAAATGTTTACTATCTGAATCCTTATGGGTTCGCCCAGCTTATTTGTATTGGCAAAGGCTTGTTTATTCTTGTTGGTGACTATGTTTAATCGAAGTTTTTTGCGGCGCAGAAAAGTAAGCAATCTACCCCAATCTTTTATTCAATACTCGGCTGGTGCCGCAAACGATCAATTTGGGTATTCTTGCGCATTGTCAAGCAATGGGGATACGGCAATTGTTGGGGTGCCTTATGACGATATAGGCGCTCAGAGTAATGCTGGAAGCGCGGTTGTCTTTACTAGAAATAAGACTACATGGACACAAGACGTAGCGTTGACAAATAGTTCTAGCCTTGCAAACGACGATTTTGGCTTTTCGGTTGATTTGTCAAGCGACGGAAATACAGCAATTGTTGGCGCGCCTTCTGACGATATAGGCGCGTTGTCAAACGCTGGTTGCGCTGAGGTGTTTACCCGTAGTGGCGGCACGTGGACACGGCAGGCAAAATTAACCGATTCGTCTGGCGCTTCAAACGATGTGTTTGGTTATTCGGTTGCGTTGTCTGGTGACGGCAATACTGCTATTTGTGGAGCTAAGTTTGACAGTCCAAGCGGGGCTAGTTCTGGCAGTGCTGTTGTGTTTACCCGTAGTGGCGGCACGTGGACACAGCAAGCATCTTTAACGCATTCGGTTGGTGCCGCAGGTGCTAACTTTGGCTCGTCGGTTGATTTGTCTAGTGATGGGAATACGGCAATTGTTGGAACGCCCAACGATAGTTCTGTTGGAAGCGCTAATGGTTCTGCTGTTATTTTTACTCGCAGTGGGAGTACGTGGACAGAACAAGCCACCTTAAGAAACTCATCTGGTGCTAGTGGGGATGCTTTAGGCACTTCGGTTGCGCTGTCTAGCGATGGCAATACTGCAATCGCCGGAGCGCCAAGTGCCGCCCCGGGAGGGCTTGGCACTGCTGGTAATGCTGTTGTGTTTACTCGCAGCGGCGCTACGTGGACACAGCAAGCAGTGTTGACCTATTCAAGTAAAAGCTTTTTTGAACAATTTGGCAAATCGGTTTCGTTGTCTAGTGACGGGAATGTTTTGATTATCGGGGCACCAGGCGCGCCAAGCGGAAATAACAGTGGAATAGCGGTAATGTTTGTTCGCAACAATGGGGTTTGGAATCAGCAATCAGTATTATCGTATTTGTCTGGCACCCTTGGCGATTATTTGGGCGTTTCGGTTGCGTTGTCTGCGGATAGCAATGTTGCAATTGCCGGAGCGCCCGGTATTGGTTCTGACGTTGGTGGCGCAGCTATCTTCTATAATCACTAAACACGAACTGGTACACTCACACCAATGCCATACACTCGACCATACGCCAGCGGCTTCGTAGACTATCCGCTCACCACCACACCAATCAATAGCACCGCGCTTAACACTATTGATGTTGGCGTAAAAACAGTTAGTGATACTGTGGACGGGTTTACTGGCGCGTGGACGGCGTACACTCCGACGCTGACTAATACAACTGCGCCTATTACGGTTGCTCGATACGTGAAGATTGGCAAGACGGTTCATTTTTATGTCCAGTTGACGCTGACTGGTGCGCAAGTGTCTGGCCTTGTCGGAATTGCGCTGCCACCGTTTGCAATGCTTAGCACAAGCGCTGGAAACTTTGACGTAAAACTAATCGACGCAGGAGTTGTATACGCTGGTATTGGAGTTGCCGGGACGACGGCTAGGGTTGATTGTTACGCTCTTAACGCCGCTGGTACATACGCCGTAGTTACAGCAACAAGCAGTACCGTCCCGGTTACGTGGGCAACTACAGACCAGATCATTGTAAGCGGAACATACGAGTCCGCATAATGATTGAATCTACCGACCCGAAAAAACTACTAGACCGATTCACAAAGTGCTGGAGCCAGTCGTACGCTAAGCACACGCAGAATTGCGAGTTCTATAAGAAGTGTGACGACGGATATAATGCTGTCATCAAGCCATCCAGTAGTGAGTGGCAATCCGACCTGCACCCGCCATACGCTTTGCAGATCATTGACATTATCGAGTCCAACATTGTCGATGACCAGCCAGACATGCGCGTTGTCCCGGCACAGCCAGACGACAGCAGCGGCGCAGAGCTATTGACGCACATTATTCGCCAGCAGCGTTACAAGGATAACTTTGCTGAGAAGTACGCTTTGTTTGTAAAGCAGTCCCTTATCCGTGGAATTAGTGTCGCGAAGATTCCGTGGATGGAAGAATGGCGCAAAGTCCCTACGCCGAACTACAAGCCTGATCCGCTTGGTCAGCGCCAGCCGTACCAGAATGTTCCCTACCGGCAGCAGCCGGGATTTGTCAATGTAGACACTAATCACTTTTTGTGGGACGTTAACGCCACAAGCCTTGACGATGCCGAGTACGTGTTTTTTAGAACGTACGAATCCAAGCGCAGCCTAGAAGCCGCTGGCGTGTACGAGAATCTAGACAAGATTGAAGTGCAGACGACTCATATTGGCCTGGACGAGAAAGAGCGTCGTGGTCGAGTAGAGGTTATTGAGTGGTGGTGGCGCGACGGCGCGTCCATGCGCCTCACTGTGATTGCTAACAAGTCTACGATCATTCGTGATTGCATGAGTCCGTTTTGGCATGGACAGTTTCCGTTTGTGGTGGCGAACGTTATGCCGACCCCATTCTCGTTTCGCGGTAAGAGCATTGTTGAGATCATTAGTGATTTGCAGATTGCGTTGTGGGAGCTACAGAATCAGCGCATTGACAACTCGAAGTTTATGGCTAACGCGGCTATGTTTGTTGACCCGAACACGGATCAGCAAGACATTCGCCTCTACCCAGGAGCCGTGATCCCACTTCGCCCCGACCAGGTGCAGGCGTGGGTGCCGAACATTAGTATTCTTCAGCCGAGCGTGCAGGCTGAGGAGATGCTGAAGGGTGATCTTCAGAACATTACGGGTGCTGTTGGTTACTTGTCTGGTGCTTCTGGCACGGAAATTGACCAGACTACTGCTACGGGCATTAGTGTTATTAGCAACATGGCCGCTAAGCGCATTATTCGTATGAAGCAACAGATTATGTTTGCTATGCGGCGTGCTGGTGAGCAGCAGATCGCGCTTAATCAGCAGCTTCTTCCCGGCCCGATTGCCGTTCGTATTGATCGTGACGCTGCGGAAGATTGGAAGGTTGTTAGTCCGACCGATATTCAGGGTCAGTACGATTATAAGGTTGAGGATGCGAACGAGTCGCTTATGCGGCAGGAGCGCCGGGCGGAGTCGCTTGCGTTTGCTAACTGGTTTGGCCAGAATTACGCTTTGCTCGTCCAGTCCGGGGTGCAGCCGAATATGAGGCGTGTCGCTGAGGACGTTATTCAGGCATTTGATGAAGACCCGAGAGAGTATTTGGGTAATGATTCTTCTTCGCCGGACGGCACACAAGTGCAGAACCCGCTCTTGGTCGGAGGGCCGGGTCAGTCACAGCCGGGGGCGACAACCCCATTTGGCGGTGCTACTAGTTCGGGTGCGGCCCCTGGGCTTCCTCCTGAACTTGCTGCGCTTTTTGGGGCCGCCCCCGGCGTTAACCCTTCTCAACCATAGTTAACCGACCAATCCGACCTTCCGACCGGAGGAACAATGAGCAGTAACGAGACAACGACAGAAACCGATCCGATTGCCGACGCGATCCTTCATGGTGGGAACGTTCCGCCAGCTCCAGAGGTAGATTCTGGTGCGGACACTGGTGCGGATTCTGGTGCGGATGTTGCCGTAGAGGAAGAGCTTCTGCTTGGCAAGTTTAAAACGCCTGATGACATGGCGGCTGCGTACCAGAATCTTGAGCGCGAGTTTACGCAGGCGCGTCAGCGCGCTATCGACCTTGAATCGCTTCTTGACGACGAGCCGGACGAGGTTGCTCCGGCGTGGAACTCTGCGTTTACTGGTGCTAACCCTCAGAACGAGGCCGAGCTTGTTAGTTGGGCTGAAAGCAACCCTGGTGCCGCTGCGCAGTGGGCTATTTCTAATGGTGAGCGCGTTGGGCAAGAAACTGTTACGGCTTTGTGGGAGCATTGGTTCGAAGTTAAGCCGACTGAGGCTATGGCGTGGTACACGACGCAGCAGACGCAGACGATTGCTTCGCAGTATGAGGAGCGCATTGCAGAGTTGCAGGAGCAGATTGCTCCGTTGCGGGATCAGCAGACGCAGGCTCTTTTTGAGTCTAGCCTTGATGCGCTAGAGGGCCAGATTCCGGATCTTGCTGATTATACGGAGAAGATCCAGGCGTATATTGACAATATTCCTACCGATCAGCTTCATTTGGCGTTTTTCCCGCAGGGGATGGACACGCCGGAGAAGATTCAGGAGGGCGTTAAGAGCTTGTATGCGATTGTTCGTATGCGTGAGGCTCCGACGCAGCAGCAGCAGCAGGGTAACGTTAATCAGAATGCGTTTACGCAGTCTCGTCAGGGCATTACCGACAATGGGCCTGTGGATTACGATGCTAAGATCAATGCTGCTATCCTTCAGGGATAGAACGCCGACCAGTACGACAATCGTGGCCCAACCCGACCGTTGGACAACCGCAAACCATCATCCATCATCTAGTTAGAAAGGTTAGGTTACAATTTAATGCCTACCATCCTCACTGGGGTAGTTGACGACGCGGATATTCTGTCCAATCAGCGCGTCGTTGATATGTCCCCCACCATCGCGCAGCTTGAGCCTGATGAGGCTCCGCTGACGACGATGCTTCAGAAGACCAGCAAGCGTGCGGCTTTCTCGCAGAAGGTTGAGTGGCTGTCGGACGAGCTTGTCCCGCGCCTCACGACCCTCAGTGCTTCCGCGACTTCCTCGGCTACGGCCCTGTCGGTTGCTACTGGCACTGGCACGTACTTCCGCCCCGGCGACGTTGTTCGTATTGCGTCTACTGGTGAGAACTGTGCTGTTCTTGCCGTGTCTGCTGACGCGGTGTATCTCGTTGGTCGCGCTCTTGGTCAGTCGGCTGTTTCGCCGCTTCCTAGTGCGATTACGAGTGTTTCGGCTGCGAGCGGCGTTGACCTGATTAAGGTTGGCAATGCTGCTGCTGAAGGCGCGACTCTTGGTACGCTCATTCAGACCAAGAAGGTTGCTAACTACAACTACGCGCAGATTCAGCGTGACCCGTGGGGCTTCACGAACACGCTGGTTGCGTCGAAGCTGTACGGCGGCCCGGAGCCTGCTAACGAGGCTAAGAAGAAGCTGATCGAGCATAAGCGCCAGATGGAGAACACTCTCTTCTGGGGCGTGCGCGATCTGGTGACGACTGGTTCGGCTCCGATTGGTTACGTCGGCGGCCTGTATCAGTACATCCAGTCCAACCTGACGGCTAGCGTTGGTTCGCTCACGGAGACGCTCTTCGAGACGTTCCTTCGCAAGGCGTTCCGTTACGGTTCGCAGAACAAGGTTATGTTCTGCTCGCCGCTCGTCGCTTCGGCACTGTCGAGCTTCCCCCAGGGTAAGCTTGCACCGCCGTCGCCGTCGATTGACACGTACGGCGTGTCGCTGAGCAAGTACCAGTCCGCTTCGGGCGCAATGGTTGACATTGCTATCAAGCGCGATTGGTACGACTTCGCGGCGGCTGGGAACCAGTACGGCGGCATTGGTGTCGTCGTGGACATGGACGATATTACGATGCGTCCTCTCCGCGATACGGTGCTGAAGCCGGATCGTCAGGCGAACGATGAGGACTCCATTAAGCAGGAGTACCTCACCGAGTGGTCGCTTGAGATCGGCCTTGAGAAGAAGCACGCTATCATCTCTGGCATCACCGGCTACTAAGCCAACAAGTCTGGGAGAGCCGCTAATAGGGGCGGCTCTCCCAGCACGACTTTCCTACCGACCGGGAGAAACAAATGCGTTTCGTTAGTAAAAGTTCTAATTTTACGTTTATTGCCCAGCCTGACAAGGTTCAGATGGTGCTTGGGCCTGGTGGCGTGATGATTCCGCAGACCGTTCAGCCTGCAATTGTGTGCGATTTTGTGCATGGCATGTGTCGCCCTGACGAGTCGATGATGGCTGCTGAGCGGTGGCTTGGTTTGGGTGTTCGGCGCGACGGCAGCCCCGCCGCGTTTGGCGCTGGCCCAACCGTGTCAAGCGGCGTTGTCAATGGTGTCGCGCATGATGGGTGGAACCCGATGCTTAAGTTTAGTGTCTTTGACACGGAAAGCATTCCCGACGAGGCTAGCCGCAAGATTGCAGAAGAGCGTCTTCTTAGCGATTCGGCTAATGGGAATTACTACATCCTTGTTAGCGACAAGAAGCTTGATCCGCCGTGGCCGACGTACGAGGACATGAGGGGCGTTAAGGGCGCTCCGGTGTCTAAGCAGGTTACGGAGATGATCCGTAACGGTGGCTTTGACCTTGATTACGTTGCTGCGTACGAGGCTGCTCGTGAGAATCCGCGCCAGGATGTTATTGACGCTATTGAGGTTCTTCGTGCTGACCTTATTGCTGAGGCGAATGATGACGCTTCGCTTCGTCGCGAGATTCCAGCCTAGTAGTGCATAACGATATTGCGGCTTATAAGGCGAGCGTCCTTCGTCATGTAACTGTTGTGATGCCGTGGGGTGGCGAGAAGGAGCATTTGTTAAAGGATGCTCTTCGCTCGTTGCCTCGCGGCATTCGCGTTGTTATTGCTAAGAACGCTGGTAAGCATGAGATGGCTGCTGCGTTTAATGCGGCTATAGAGAGTGTGCGCACAAAGTACACGTTCATTATGGGCGCTGATGATGTGATTGATTCTAAGACGCTTTGGCGTTTGTGGGAGGCGGCTATTGGTGCGGATGGGGCGTATCCGTGGATGCTTGTGTTTGGTGATCGGCGTTACAGGATGCTTGCGGAGCCGTGGTGTCCGCGCAGGTTGCAGGACGCGAACTTGTGTGGCGTGATGCTTGTTAAGACCGATGCTATTCGTAGTGTTGGTGGTTACCGGGATGTTGCGATTGAAGATTGGGATTTGACGTATAGGTTGGGGCAGGCTGGTTACCGGCTGAACCCTGCTCCGCTTGCGCGTTACGGGTATCGCCAGCAGTACGACGGGTTGCATCGGTCTACGATTCGCGAAGCTAATAGGCTTGGTATGGACTGGGCAGACCTAGCGCCCTATGAGACGCGCGTAGAGGTGCCTGCGGTGTTCTACGAGTGGAGACTCGACGGGACGGGCTACGTGCGCTCCGAACTCGCCTCGCGCACGACAGGGGGCGTTGTGCGTACAAGTATTGACCAGCGCGATCAACACAGGGCAACGTCTTGGGTGTTTCAGTATCCAAACTCTGACGCGCAAGAGTTTTGGGATAAAGCAAAAGAGCTTGGCAAGCGTCGCATTGTAGATGTTGATGATAATTACGTGTCGCCAGAACTAGAACAAGTGGTGCGCGAGTTTCATCCCGAGAACGCTGATAGGTGGGCTGAGCGTCAAGAGTCTCATAAGCGGATGGTTCGCGAGGCCGATGGGGTTATTTGTGCTACTCCGGCTCTTGCTGAGGTTTATGCAGAGTTTAACGACAACGTTGTTGTTTGTGAGAACACGGTTGACCCGTCTGATTGGAATTATTCTTCATCAAAGAAAAGAATAGTTGGCGTTGTGTTGTCTCAGAATCACCTTAAGGACATTCCATTAGTGGAAGAGGCGTGTCGAGCAGCGTCAAGGATTAAGGGTGTTGAGGTTCAGGTTGTTGGGCTTGATCCTAACTGGGATTTTTCTTACACTAGCTTTGGCTTTACTCCTAGCGTTGCGTCGTATCGTCGCGTGTTGTCTAGGTGGAGCGTTGGTTTGGCTCCTGTTATTGACAATGATGTTACTCGTTGTAAGAGCGACCTTAAGTGGTTGGAGTTTACGATGAGTAAGGCTGTGCTTGTGGCGAGCGACTCTGAGGCGTATAGGCGTGTGCCGGACGATTGCATTATGCGAGCTACAAACGCTGAAGAGTTTAAGGATCGCGTTGTGTCCTTGTTGCGCGACGAGTCTCGCCGTAAGCAATTGTTGCGTGCTTCTACGTTGCACGTGAAACAAAATCGGCTTGTTGGCAATGAGTCGTTGCGGAACAGGTACAATACACTATTAGTATGAAAGTCATCGAGCATCAGGCGTGGCGTAGGCCCATTCTTGCGCACGCAGAAGAAACGTACGACCTTGTGGCCGGAGAGCCTAAGCGTGCGATTATGTGGTACATCCACGGCGAGCATCAGGAAGACGATCAGAAGCGTCTTGCGCAGGGGCTTGCGTGTGGCGATTGCCTTACCGTGTTTCCTGCCCGGCCAGCGATGGAGAACTTGCGGGATTGGCGGCCAATTGCGCACGAGTGGAGTTACATTCGGACTCCTAGCGAGGTGCTTGCTCTTGTTGCCCAGGGCCGTTGCCCTACGTGTAGTAGCGAGGTGTCTCCGGAGATGCATAACCTTATGCATCGCGGCCTTGACCCGTTTCGACCGAAGGGGATGGATAACTAGTGGCTACGTTTGCTCAGCTTAAAACGCGCGCAGAGAATCTTGCGCTTGCTTCTGACGATGGCGAAGCGGGATTGTGCGTTAACGATGCGTTGACTGACATTGTTGTAACGTCGCAGCTAAAGATTACCGTTGCGGACGCTCCGCTTATTGGCGGGTTGTCCGTGTACGACTTGTCTGCTGATCTTGGTATTACCGACTTTGGTGCGCTTCAGTATCTAGAGTATCTTGCTCTTGGCGCAACGCAGTCTTACATTCTTGAGCCTATTGCTGCTGATGAGATCCTTGCGTTGACTGCGACTAACCCTATTGGCGCTGCTCGACAGTATGCGTTCTTGGGGCTAGATACAATTCGGTTGTGGCCTGTTCCGCAGGCAACTGGGGACATCCTGAAGGTGTATTACGCTCAAACTCCCACGGAGCTGACCACTGAAGGGCAAGTGCCTACGGATATTCCGTCGCAATGGCACTGGCTTATTACCATTGGCGCTGCTGCTCGCCTGGCTGACGCGGTTGGCGAAGATCAGAACCTTAGCGCAACCCTTGATGCCAAGTTCCAAGTTGGGATGGCTGCGTTCCAGAAGTTTATGACTCGTCGTTCGGGCCGCACGGCTCGTCGTATCCAGGCGGGTTATCTTCGTAATCCGCGCCGCCCGTTCCACGATAATTCGACGTATTATTCTGCTGGCTCGCGCTAATGGCGGGAACCCTGAAATACGTTTCCCACGCCAACTTTGGGCTTGGGATGATTCAGGATTTGCCGCGCCATTTGTTGCCTGATGGGGCTGTGTGGGATGCGTCGAATATTGTGATTACTCGTTCGGGTTCGCTTGCTAAGCGGGGCGCGTCTACAAGTGCGATTCTTGCAAAGTCGGATATTGTTCCTAAGAGTATTGGTGCGCAGAAGTCTGCTGCTGTTGATGGTTT